ACGAGTTCGGCGAATGCTTTGCGCACCGCCGCAGGATCATCAGCCATCGCTGGCGTTAGTTCCACATGCAGCCAGTCACCTAAGGGTGCACCTGTGATCGTCTTGACTTCGTATCGCACCCAGTCACGGCGATCGCATCGCCAGCCCCTGCCATGCGGCTCAGGGAAGTAATCCAGAATGCACTCGACACCGAGCAGGTCAGCGTTCTTCACCAGCAGACGACACCACTCGACAGCGATCTTGCGACCGTCAGGCACGCCACGCTTCTGCGATCCCTTGCCTGTGCTCGGCATGTGCCTGTACGACAGATCGACCGCACGACCAGTCGCATGAACCGACAGCGACTCTTTGCCACGCATGTTGCGCACCACCCAGTCACCGTTATTCCAGAGAGCACCACCAGTGCGCTGCTCGATCTCAGCGATGAACGCTGTCATACCAGCCCTGCGACCCTTCGCAGCACCATCACTGCTGCCTGTGTACTTGCGTGCTTTCATCGTGCGTTGCGTTTCTTCGCAGCCTTCACAGCAGCACCACCGAACGCACTGTCGATCTCAGCCTTCGTCAGTTTCCCATCGACACTTGCTTTCGCCAGAGACTCAACGACTTTCGCCACCGCCGTAAACCCTGCCAGCGCAGCAGACTTCCAGACAGGAATACCGCCGATGAGCGCAGACCCTGTGATGATCGCCAGTGCGCTCGACAGAAACAGTGCGATGATGCGCTGACCGATCTCTTGTGCTGTTCTCATAACTCGTCACCTTTCGTCATCAGCCAGTGTACGACAACCGTTACCAGCGTCACCACAGTCGCCCACATCAGAGTCGAGCCAGTCAGAGTCAGCAGCAAGAACGCAGCACCAGCCCACGCCCACACATTGTCACGAAGATACTCACGCCAGTTCATGTCACCGATTCTTCCTCAAAGTCGTGCCAAGAATCAGCGTATTGACCACGATTACATTCACCGATTTGCGCTGCTCGTCAGTGATGCGTGAGCCATCAGCAGTCCAGTATCGTTTACACAGCCACACAGGGTCGTGAGACCATTCGACTTCGATCTCTCGACATTCGAGCGAATACGATTCTGCTGCTGCTCGATCAGCGAAACCGAAGCAGATCGCTGGCAGCAGGATTAGCCAGCGACACTTACTCGCTTTCTTCGATCGTCGGTGCAACGAATACATCGTTCACCGCATCATAGATGTCACCGATGCCAGCGTACTTACCACGAAATGGTGTGCCACCGTTTCGATGCTTACTGCTTAGAAACTCAACACTTATTACCTGTGGCGGCTCGCTGTCATCAACCTCAACTGCGTAATCAGGATAGGTGTTGTACGAAGTTTGTTTCCATTCACCAGATAAACCGAGTGATGCGATAAACGCTTGACCTGCCATTTCGCTTTCAGGGAACTCACCGCCGTTGCAAAGTTCGTTAGCAACAACGATGACCTGTGTGACTATTCCGTTCTCGATCTTTGCGAAGTGTGCCATCATCGTTCCTATGCGAGAGTAAGTGATCCTGTTGTGGTAAATGTCCACACCGTATAGTCCCCTGCGGTGCTTGATGTTCCGCCAGATGCCGTGACCGTGAAAGGATTCCCTGCTGTCAGATAACGCAAATACACGACACCTGTTCCGCCGTTGCCACCGTTGTTTGCGTATCCTCCACCGCCGCCTGAACCTGTGTTGGCTGTTCCATTACCGCCGACCGTGAATGGTGAGTTGCTGCTTCCACCATTGCCACCACCTGCGGAACCAGTACCGACACCACCGCCATCGGAACCACCGCCACCACCGCCAGCAATAGTGCTCGGTGTTGATGTGAAGTATTGCGTAAAACCTGCACCGCCAGCACCACCACCACCTGTCGTTCCGTCTGTTCCTACTGCACCACGACCACCGCCGCCACCAGAACCCCAACGGGAACCACCAGCACCAGCACCACCATTGTTGCCTTGTGCGGTAGTTGCGGAACCGCCAGCACCACCATTCAAACCACCAGCACCACCACCAGAGCCACCTGTTCTGCCATTGTTGCTAGTGAAACCGCCACCACCGCCGCCTGTGGCGGTGTTGCTTCTAAATGTTGATGCTGTTCCGTCGCCGCCCTGACCCTGAGCGGTAGCACCAGCACCACCACCGCCGACTGTGACCGTATAGGTTCCTGCTTCTAACAAGGCTGATGCGCCAATAACAACACCACCAGCACCGCCGCCGCCGCCATAGTTGCCAACATTGATAAGACCACCGCCGCCACCGCCACCGCCAGCAACAAGCAACATACTCACATCAAGTTGCTTCGATGCAGGAACTGAGATCGTGTCAGTCGTCTGCGATGAGACATAGCCCATGTATGAACGAGTCACTCTGCTACCTCACTTGCCGACGAAACAAACTGCGACCCATTCCAGATGTCACCGATACCAGCAAACTTCCCACGATCAGCACCTTCGATCGGATTCGCATTGTACGAAGTCTGCACCCACTCACCAGCAAGACCGATAGATGCGATGAACTGTTTGCCTGCGGCTTCTGTCGGCGCATCATCATTACCGACGACGATCACCTCACGCACGACACCGTTCTCGATCTTTGCGAAGTGTGCCATTACGCCACCACCAATGTTCCTGTTGATGTCCACTTGTACCAAGTGTAAGAACCGTCAGTGCCTGTGGTCGGAGAACCAGTCGTTGTGAAGGTGAGTCCTGCGCCTGTTGCGGTCAGCCAACGCACGATGACAACACCGCTACCACCGTTGCCGCCAGTGCGACCACCGCCACCGCCGCCACCTGTATTCGCTGTGCCTGCTGTACCCGTTCCAGACTGCGAACCTCCACCGCCGCCACCAGTTCCGCCTGTGCCTACCGCTGTCGTTGCGCCTGAACCGCCGCCCCCACCGCCACCAGCGTAAGTTGTGCTGACACCATCGTAAGCATTTGCCGAGCCGTTGCCACCATTGCCAGCACTTGTAGAACTTGAAGCATTGCCACCAACCGCACCAGCACCACCGCCGCCACCACCGCTGTCGGAATTTCGTGTGCCGCCATTATTTCCTTCGCCACTAATGCCATTACCCACTCCGCCAGCAGCACCAGCACCACCACCCGAACCACCATTTGTGGCGGGTCCGAAATCGCCACGGGAACCACCACCACCACCACCTGTTGCGCTGTTGATAAACGATGATTGTGTGCCCATGTTGCCAGAACCGCCGCCACTACCGACACCACCAGCACCAACCTTGACTGTGTAGGTGGTCTTGCCGATAATGCCTGTACCTGTGACAAATCCGCCACCACCGCCGCCGCCTGCTGGTCCAGTACCAATGTTGATGTTGCCACCGCCAGCACCGCCACCGCCAACAAGTAGATACTCAACACTCAGGAAAGCCATCGTCGGCACAACCTGCGACGACTGCGATGACACATACCCGAGTTGGCGGCGAGCCGTAGCCATAGATCGAAACCTACGCCGAAATACGATTCACGAAACCGTGAACGACGATCACATTCGTAGTCGCAGCGAACGCACGAACTACCAGCGGTGTCGCATTACCTTTCAACACGAGACCAGGAACTACCGTCACCAGACCTGCTTCGGGTAGCACCGTCAGTTCGATGTTGCCGTTCGGCGCAGTCGTCGTACCCCACTCGATCGTCAGTTTGACGCTCGACGCAGAAGTGTTCACGGCATACAGCCAAATCTCATCGAAGGTCGTCGCTGTCGCTGACGCAGTATGAATCGTTGTACCGCTTGATGCGGTCGCAGCGACGAGCACACCCTGCCCGTCAGTCGATCCGCTGAGCACGATCTTGTCGTATGTTGCCATCTCTGTTCCTTCCTAACTGAACACTTGCACTTGTAGAACATCAGCACCGCCACTGATCGCCACCCATGCTGAGCCGTTGTAAACTTCCATGCTCAGCGTGTCGAGCAGATACGACACTTCGCCTGTTTCCAGTGGCGGTTCGCCAGCACCACCGTATGCGGCAGTGCGTGCTGCTGCGTTCGCAAAGACTTTCACGCCACGCATCAGATACTGATTCACATCGGCAGCAGTGACGACATCGCCACTCGCCCAGAGTTTCGTGCCTGTAATCGCCATAAGTAGCCGACAGCCTAACAGGTCAGACGACAGCGTTATCAGCGTCTAGGACACCGAACACGACATCATTCAGGGTGAAGGGGAACACGAGATCGGCGTTGTAGAGACCGAGCGTGACCGTATGCCTGTCAGGGGTAATCGTATGCACGATGCTGTCGATCGCATAGTCATCTGAGACCTGAGCAGGGCTACCAGTCGAGAAGGTTCTGGTGATCGTTATGACATTGCCCATGTCGAGACCGAGCACCAGCGTGCGGTTCGGCGCACTCATCGACGACACCGACAGCACCAGATCATCGAACCGATACTCAGGCTGCTTGTAGATGCTGAGCAGTTTCTGTGCCAGCGTCAGAGCACTGGCATCGTTGGCGAGCAGCAGATCAGTGATGGCGAGCGTGCTGATCCCGAACTCGGTCTGGCTCGCAGCATCATCGACTGCCTGCACTGTGCCAGTCTCGGTCTGTGTCTGCACACGGTTGTAAAGAAACTCGTTGCCGTAGATCGTTGAGAGACTCTCATAGTCGATGCCTGAGCCGTCATCAGCGAAGGTAGTGACAGGTGTTGCGAACACGCTGGTCACTCGATCGGTGAACCTGAGTATGCCGTCAGCCTGCACGAAGAACAGACCCTGCTCAGACTGTGCGACTCGTTGCAGATAGTTCGCAGCGTTCGTGTTCTCAGGTATCTGGAATGCGCCGAGTGTCGCCACACCAGTGTCGATGTTGCGAGTCGTGGCAGGGAAGTTCACTTCTGGTAGGTCGAGTATGGCTGCGACTCGTGAGCCTGACAGTTCGACAGATGGGGTGATGTCTGCTGCGGTAAATGCGTTAGCGAGCAGCGTGAAGTCATCTGATGCGGTGATCGTGACTGTGCTCAGGTCATAGTCATACGCCACATCTATGTCAGTGATCCGACCGACGAACAGTGATGTGCTGCCACCTGAGATGATCTGCACTCTGCGTCGTGGTGTCACACCACTCTTGCCTGTCGTCGTGTCCCAGTATGGTGATGCGTCGTTGATCGGATCGAAGCGGCGATCATTATTGTTCAGCACGATCGTGCATGTGCCTGCACGAAACGACTCGAACTCGTCGCTGCGACCACGGTTGATGCTGAGTGATTTGACATACGGTGAGATGTCGATACCTTCGAGCGTGCCATCGAGCACATCTTCACCGTTGAGTTGGCTGCTGTTCAGCGTGAACTCACGCACGAT